CGATCAGGATGTACCCGTATGTCCCATAGCTTTTCCAGCACAGGTCCGTCAAAGCCTATGTAGTTGTGGCCGCATACGTGACCACCCCTAGCTAGTTCCTCGAACAGAGACTCTCTACAGGTATGGAGACAGTGATCCTCGTTTGGTCTCTTCGTCACTACGCAGTGTATTACCGATGGCTGGAGACCATCCGTTTCTATATCCAAGAACACTATATTCGTAGTAGGCAATGTCCAGTTCTTCTCGCTCTGTAAGTTCTCTACCATAGTTCTTCATCTCCATGTTCTGTTCCTGAGTAACAATCCAGTTCCCCATCTTCGACATCGTATGATTCCTCCATGTCTGATAAGTGTGCATAGTCTAAGTTACCTTCGACGGTAACGTCATCCTCAATAAGGAATTTACCACAACCATTACATAAGTCAACAAACTCCCCCGACCCAGTGAACTTACGTGTTAGCTCGTATTCATTGAGTATCTTGTTACATGCAACGCATCTCACTCCATCATCTCCGTTAACCGTCCAGTGTCTTTATTATACAGCAACGAACAAGCTGGTCCAGTCATACCACTGAACCTGTTCTTCAGTACACGCACGTTGGTTGTGTTGCGTACCATCTGATCTTCTGCTTGTGCATTACGCTCTAAGCCAAGTACAATATCAGAAAGCTGAGCAATTGAAGCGCTACCGCGTAACTGACCCAGACTAGTAACTGCTCCATCCTCATGTCCTTTTCCTTCTGGTCTACGTAGGTGACTAACAACAAACATACATATCTCCATCTCCTGACAGAACATACGCAGCTTGGTCATGATCTCATCAATGGCTTTACGTTCATCACCATTGGATTGATCCGATACCAGAATGGATATGTGATCGAGGATGATGTACCTAACACCCAACACCTTGACTTGGTAGCGAAACCTAGCCAGCACATTCTCGATCTGATTGGAGCCAAACGAATCCCATAGTACAACACGGTCGTCCAGATCTAACGAGTTGAATACGTACTCTACCTCATCTGGGGCGTAATCACATCCGGGCAAGTGTATCGGTTTGTTGATCTGTAGACCTACCAGTCCACGGGCAGTTCGGTTAGGTGTCTCTTCAAGGAATGCTAGTCCTATTCTCTCGTTAGTCTGCGATGCAATGGAGAACACTAACTCACGCATGAACGTAGACTTACCTAGACCAGACCCTGAACAGATAGTAACTAACTCTGTCGGTCTGATACCAAACGTCATATCGTCCAGTCCCTTGTAAGGATAGCGTATCTCTGCCTCTACCAGTGGCTTCTTCAGTGCCTCACGGAGTGACCCTATCATCACCATCCCGTCTGGTGTGTACACCTTAGCCGCCCACCACCGCTTAACAAAGTCATCCTTGTCGGCGTTAACGAGATAGTCTGATGCATCCTTATGTTCACCATGCTGGTAGATCTTTGCCTTACCACCAAACATATCGGCACACTCGTGCGCTGCTTTCTTACCATGCTCGTCGTTGTCGTAGCAGAAGATGATGTTGTCGAACTGATCGAGAAACTCGTATGCCCTACGACAATCCGCCGCCGCACCCTGTGCACCATTACGAATAGACACTACTGGGTACTTGTCACCAAACATCTGGTATGCAGACAGTGCATCCATCTCACCTTCCACCACGGTTATGTACTGACCACCCGAAGGGAATAGATGCTGACCGAATAGACCTGCACGTTTCCAGTCACCGTCGATGCTGAACTTCTTGTCGGGTGTACGCTTTTTAACTGCAGTTAATTCACCGTCTGGTGTGTGATATCCGAAGTGTACCTCGTCACCATACACAGTGGATGAATACTTCTCCATTGTACGTGCATCAATACCCCTGTCCTGAATGCTCCTAGATTGCCCTCTAAGCTCCATTACAGGAACCCTTGGGGTTGGTACCCGATAGTCGTTAATGTCGCTCACAGAGCCTCCTGTGCCGTCTGAGGACGGGGTAAACGTAGCACATGCGAAACAATAGCTAGAGCCATCCTCATTGTAGGACAACGCATCACTAGATCCACAATCATTACACTTCTGGTGTAGCTCCACGAATGCCATCAATGCACCTCCTGACTTGTACCGAAACGAGAAAGATAACGAGACTTCAGTTGCTCATCATCCATCGAATCAAACTCCAATGCAAAAAGATTAAACAACATGTTCATTGCCTCCATGTAGTTGACGTTATGCATTTGATCCTCCGTCAACTCTTCAACCATACGAATACGTTCTGTTTGTTCCATGTTACCTCCTATTATAAAAGTAATATGTATTAGTAATACTTAATACTAATGCATAGTACTTACTGTATAGACTATATAGATTAGTATACCACACGACGAGATCTTTTGCTAACGCGATTGTCGGTAGTATTCCCTCTTGATTTAGTCCGTGGTTTGTGCGTCCTAACATACCGGCGTGTATTCCTTCCCATATCTTTCCTCCCTTTCGTCGTTAATATGATCCAAGAAAGCACGTAGCTTACCTGAACGCTTGAGCTTTTGCAGCGCACGATACTCAATGACACGCACCATCTGACGGCTGATACCTAACTCGTTAGCAATCTCTTGGTGTGTCATATGGTAATCAACATACTTCTTACCCACTATCTACTTCTCCTCATCTTCAAAGCGCATCTTTCTGTTGTGTTCAAAGCGCTCGTTAAAGTCTTCATCATCAATGGTAATCCACGCCACAATGATGACACCAGAAAACAAGGCAAACAAAAAGATACCTAAATTAAATTCACTCATCGGACTGATCCCTCTCCTCTTTGTACTTGGAGATATCGTCCTCGTGATACTCCTCTGCATAGTCCCAGATACAACGATCACCTTCCCAATAATCTTGGTAATCGTCGTGCCAAACTTCCCATTGCTCTCGTCCCATAACAAATCTCCTATTACCCGAACCTAATTACTTGACATGCTCAACAATAACCTGCGTGGTGTCACGCTTGTAGCATAGTAAACAATCCATACACTTCTGTCCAGTGCAGTTAGCTTCACCGTCATACGACTCCGACACGTTGTTAAATACACGGTCGAACCCACGCGGTGGAGATGACATGACGTTATCTATCTTCGGATTACTATAAACAAGAATCATATTATCAGGTACATGATGCAGATTCTTACGCACAATACCCACACGCTTAGTCCACAAAGCAAACGTCGAGTGCTTGTTGTCACTAGCTATCGCACATAAATTACGGAAATGCTGCTCATTTATTAGCTCTCCATGCCCATGAAACCGCACGAATGCACCGGAGGTACGAGGCAGAATGAACTCAGCATCACTCGCAAGCACGTCACTATTCCTCTGGAACGCTGGTTGGCAGTTCTTCCTATAACTAGAAAGCATACTCATGCTGTAGCACTTTCCGCATATCTTGTCGGCATCGGGTCTACTAGACTCCTTGATACAGAACGGGTTTGTCGCTGTGTTGGTATTGATTGCTTGTATACCGTCCAGCTTACCCGTCATCTTACTTACACTAACGGTCGGGATCATACACCACCTCCTCTTTGATTACACGGCACTCTTCGCCGTCCTTGATATAACTATCGCAATAGTACTTTGCATTGTCAAGCGTGGAGAAGTGGTCAGAACCATCCGGTGATCTCTCTATCCACTCCCACACATTACGGTCAAACTTCTGCACTATGAAATATGTATCAAGCATTTACACTACTCCTCCTTTTATAAGCTTGTCTACTGGAAAAGAGACAACAATGATATTCTCGTCGGTACAGTTCATATGAGCAAGTATTTCATAATCATCAGTAGGACATGTTGTTAACCACTCATATAATTCTTTGGTCTTCATATTTACACCTCCACATCATAGACACTAGTGGTCTCTTCACACTCATCACGGAACACCTGTACATCATCCTCGCTCCAGTCAATCGGTGGCGATAGATCCTCCAACGCATAGTCGATAGCAGCTTGCTCCGTCTCGTCCTCGTCACGCCCTCTGACATACACACGACGAGTAATAGTAACAGTTACATCATACGCATAGACATGATGGCTGATCAAGTCATGTATCTCATCACACTTCACCACTGCATCGGAGAGCAATACTTCCAACTCCTCGAACTCAGTACTGTGTGGGCTGTTGATTACATCGTACCCAAT